CGAGCAGAACAGGCAAAACTGAGACACTGAACAACCTTGATGGCTACATCATAGACCACGATCCGAAAGCCATCTTGGTCGTGTATCCTACGCTCGACAGCGCGACGAAATGGCGGAAGGAGTTCTTTAATCCGATGGTGAGAGCAACGCCAAGGCTACGCGGTAAGATCAACATCAAGGCAAGGCATCAGGATAACACGATGCTTTCCATCAAGTTTCCGGGCGGACACATCGCGGCGATTGGCGCTAACTCACCGAGTGGCTTTAGACAGATTCAGTCTCCCGTTGTGCGCTGCGATGAGATCGACGCGATGGAAGACAGCAAAGAAGGTGATCCCGTGGCGCTGTCATTCAAGCGCGCCGACAACTATCCCGACAGCATCCAGGTGCTGAGTTCGACGCCGACGATCAAAGGCAAGAGCAGGATCGAATCGTGGCTCGAGCGTAGCGACTATCGGAAATGGTTCTGCCCTTGTCAGCAGTGTGGCACGTTGCAGGTGCTGGAATGGTCACAGGTTAAGTGGGACACAGACGCGACCGAGGGAGCGAAATACGTTTGCGAAAACAAGGAGTGCGGACATGCCCATGACGACGCTGGCCGGCGGGCGATGATAGAACAAGGCGAGTGGCGACCTACAAAGCCATTCAGCGGCATCAGAGGCTACTGGCTAAACGGACTCAACACGCTATTCCCTGCCAAGAAAGGATTCGCCAACAAGATGCACCAATTTGTCGCCGAGTATCTCGAGGCAAAGGACGGAGGCAAGGCGACGATGAGAACGTGGAAGAACACCTTCCTGGCGATCACTGACGACCCGACCGAGGAGAGCGAGAAGGCACCGGACTGGCAGCGACTCTATAACTTGCGCGAAGCCTACACCGCGGTGCCGCGGGCTGTTAGCCTTGTCACCTGCTTTGTAGACATCCAGAACAACCGCTTGGAGCTAGAGTGGAAAGGCTGGGCGCGTGACGAGCAAAGCTGGGGACTCGACTACCTTGTTCTCGATGGCAACCCGCTCGACATACAGCCGGGAAGCGTATGGCACCGACTGATGACAGAGCTACAACGGAAATTCAAACGCGAGGACGGCGCGGAGTTAGAGCTGTCGATGTGCTTTGTGGACGCAGGCAAGTGGGGTGACTGGGCCTTCCAAGCCTACAGACTAAGCCAGACCTTCCCTAAGCTGATGGGCAAGTTTATGCTGTCGAAAGGTGTTGGCCAGCAAGGCGCGCCGATTAACCCGCGCAAGATGGCATCCATCCATCGCAACATCAAAGGCATACCCATCGGCGCATGGGCAGGCAAGGATCTGATCTACACGCGGCTCCGGCTCGACCCGAACGCGGACGGCACGTTTGTGAGTGGATACATGCATCACCCGATGAGCTACGACGCCAACTACTTCCAGCAGCTAACCAGCGACAGCGTGGTGATGGAATACAAGGGCGGCGAAGAGGTGAGACGATACGGCAACAACGAAGGCAAGCGAGACGAGGCGCTGGACTGCGCTTATGGCAACCTCGCGGTCTTTATGCTGCGGCGCTGGAACTTTGACGCGCTCGAGGCGGATCTCGCGCAGACTCGGCCAGATGCGCCCGCGCAGGCCGCGCCGTCTGCGTGGTTTTCTGGCAAAGCGCCAGGCGGATGGAATTTGTGAAATCACACACGTTGACAATCTGACAGCATAAGCTAAAAGCAGAGCAATGGCACTTGCTCCGCTTACAATTTTCCCGCAGTCGATAACCAGCGGCGACACTACTCGACTGCTGCTCGGTTTCTCGCTTTGTCCTGCGACTACGTTTACGGCTGTCCTTGTGTTGAACCGCGCAGGCGTGGCGCCTGTCACCTCGACCGGCACCGCTAGCGGCAGCTCGTTTGCCTTCGTTATCACCGCCACACAGTCCGCTGCGATGATCGCAGGACAGTGGACATACGCTGCACGCTGCACGGAGATCGCAAGCGGCGACGTGACCAGCGGAGCGGATGGCGACTTTACCGTTCTCGCAAACTACGCGACCACGATCACCGCAAGCACGACACAGCTACAGCTCGACGCTGCGAATACGGCGCTGCTGACGTTGTTGGCGAATCCCGAGGTGTCGGTGTCGTTCAACGGTCAGAGCTTTACTAAGGAGAATCAGTCGATGCTCCTCTCCACGATCCGCAACCTGGAGGCCAAGCTCGCTTCCGAGAAAGCCATCGCCGCCGGCCTGCGCGGAGACGCTCCGACCCGTAGCATCAGGCCATATTTTACATGAGCAAAAGAACCGCAAAACTCAACGGCGCGCGCAACGGTCATTCTGTGCAGATCGTGGACGAGCCGATCCGACAGCCTCGCGCATACACGCAGCTCATCGAGCAGCTCAAGAAAATCTCGCCTGACTGGCGACCTAACCGCATCGGTGTCGATGCCGAACTCTATCGCAATCACTGGGAGCTGCGGGCGTTCTCGCGCAACCTCTGGCGGGAGAATCCTTTCATCATGGGCTACGGCCAGGAGTTGTCGGCGAACGTCATCGGGCCGACCGGCTACACCCTGCGGATGATGATCAAAGAGACTGAGGATCGCATCATCTACAGCGAGGAAGAAAAGGACGCGCTGCAACGCGCAGAAGCCAGGCGCAACGATGTGTTGCGCTTCACCGCCAACAAGTCAGGCGCGAAGTTTAAAGCCGAGAAGCTACTGCACACAATCAAAGGCAAATCCTCGGTGAAGGTTGGCGAGCTTGACACCTTTGCGAATCAGCTAATCGAAAAGAAATGGGCAGAATGGCAGTTGCGCGAAAACTGCACGGTGACAGGGCGCATCAACTACAACGAATCCCGGCAGCTTCGCTTGAAGTCCTGCGCTCGGGATGGCGATCACTTCATCCGACTAATCCGCGACTCACGCTATGAGCCGTTCGGCTTTAAGATCCAGCACATCAACGCGGAGTGGTGCAATTACTACCTCAACGGGCTAAACGAGAAGAATCAAAACCCGATCCGCTACGGCATCGAATACGACGAGAGCTATGCCGCTCCGGTGCCTGTCGCCTACTGGTTCACGAAGGCAACGAGCAGCCAATACGCGACGATGTCGCCTGTCAATTTCACGACTAACAGCACGGAAAACTCGATCCGTATTCCTGCCGAGGACATCATCCACTACGCGAAATTTGACGATGACGCAGATGTGACGCGGCCTGTGCCTTGGGCGACTCCGGTCATGTCTAGCGTGCGACAGCTCGACAAAGCGATGGAAGCCGTGGTCGTAGCCATGCGCGTCGGCGCTTGCAGCAATGTCTTTTTCGAGACTGACCTCATCGGGCCAGATGGCAACACCGCGGCAGGCGCAGACCCTGAGATCATGAAGGGGCTGTCGATGGAGATGAACCCTGGCGGCGCTCATGGTCTGCCTCCAGGCGTTCGCGCAAAGGAGTTCAACCCTAACCAGCCAAACCCCAACACCGGACACGTTCGGAACGAGATACTGCGGAGCATTTGCGCGGGCTTGCCGGGCGCGCAGTTCTCGACCATCGGCCAGAATTACGCAGAGATCAATTTCTCGGCCGGCAGACTTGAGCGGCTGACTATCACAGCGCAGTGGACAGTCCTGCAAGAGTTCGACATCGCGCTTGCAGAACGTCGCATCTTTTCCGAGTGGCTTAAGATGGCGCTGCTGATGAAGGTCGTGCCGCTGCCTGTCGAAAAGCACTTCAAGTTCAACGCGCCGAAATTCACGGGCAAGCGGTGGCCAGGTGTCGATCCGATCAAGGACGCAAACGCCAAGGCGCTCGACCTCGCTAACAAATTCACCTCGCCGCAACGCATCCACGACGAGCAAGGCACCGACCTAGAACAGACCTGCATCGAGATCCAAGAAGCGTCAATGATCTACGAGCAATACGGTATCGAGTCCGACACCACGAAAGGGCCGATTGATGCCGAGGTTGAAACAGAGGCCGAGCCACCAACGAAGCTCGCTAACCCGAACGCATGACCCCTCCCGACTACATCATCAACGCAGCGAAGCGCGGCCTTGAACTGCTCGCCGAGGGCTTCGGTGGCGACGGACTGACCGAAGGCACGAAGGACGCTGCACGACGCATGGCCGGCGGTGAGGTAAGCGATGACAAGATCGTCAAGGCAAACGCATGGGGAGCGCGTCACGCGGTGGATCTCGACGCAGGAAAAAATAGCAACCCCGACGACAAGGACTGGCCGGGCGCCGGCGCAGTGGCCCACTACCTCTGGGGCATCAACCCGCTCGATCCATCACCTGCTCGGGAATGGTTTGAGCGACAGGCAGAGAAAATTCAAAACCCAACCAACTCAATGAAAAACTGGTTTACCATCACTAACAAATCCGAACTGTCTGCCGAGGTCACTATCTACGAGGAGATCGGCAGCTACGGCATCACGGCCAAGGCGTTTCTTGACCAGATCAAGAACGTCGGCAAGCGCAAGATAACGCTCCGCATCAACTCACCTGGCGGCGAGGTGTTCGACGGACTCGCAATTTACAATCGCCTTCGTGAACACGCGGGCGGCGTGGAGGTAAGGATTGACGGCATCGCGGCGAGCATGGCCAGCGTTATCGCAATGGCTGGTGCGCCTGTGAGCATGGCAGAAAACGCGCTGCTTATGGTGCATAACCCGAGCGGCTTGTGCGCTGGCAACAGCGGCGACATGCGCGAGTTGGCAGACATGCTGGACAAGGTGCGTGGCTCACTCACTTCCGCCTACGAGCGCAAGACGGGCAAGACTACTGAGGAAATCGGCGCGATGATGGACG